AGCGGCCACCCGATTAAACACGTTTAATTGTCGAAGGTGATAAAGCACACTTGACACACACCGTAAGGTCTTAATTCTATCATGTCTCCATGATTAACGGTAGTGCATCGGTGTCCATTCCAGCCGATCTGTTTCTTCACTCGGCGCACCACGCTGTAGTTAGACAGCGTATCGATCATGTCAAGCGTGTGTCTACGCACCCATGAGTAGTTGGCCTCGTGTCCGAAGGTGTCGGTTACTTCGATGTTGACTTTCATGTCAGTTCCTTTCGTTCAATCAGTTCAATCTCATCCTCGCAGTAGCACAGCGAAGACCACCCGCTCCACTCGCCGGATGCAGGGTCGCAAAGAGCACCACTGATGTGCCGCTCGGGCCAGTCAGTCATGCGAACCCACTCACGGTCGAGAAGTCTCACGCGGCTTCCCGGGGGCAGGCTGTCGATGTCTCGCGCTTTGATCTTCATGTCAGTTCCTTTCAGCGGTGCAGCCCGCCCTTGTTGTTGATACCGGCAGCCGCTTCGCGGGCGAACTGCGCTGTGAAAAACATCGCGCCTTGCTTGTGGGGTGTGAGCACACACCAGCCACGCCGCTCCTCACGGGCAGCCTCCTCGCCGCAGAACAAGCAGAGCTTGTAGCCCAGAGCCGCACGGCGCGGGTCGATGTCGTCGTCGCAGTGGATGCAGTTCATACCGTGATCTCCTTTTCTTGTATCCAGTAGATGTACCCACAACCATCGTCGGTGTCTTTCAGATGGCGCAGGATCGATTCAGCCAGCACCTTGTCAGTACATACGTGCTCGATCCAGGGCTTTTCCGAGTCGGAAGTCCACACAATCCAAACGTATTTCATACAGCCACCACGAAGTGAGTCTGCCCTGCGTCACGGGCCTGAGCGAAGGATGCACGCACTGGTGCACCCAGAGCCTTGAGGATGAAGTTCATGTGCGATGCCGTGCTTGTTGTGTAGTACCCGTGCCAGTGAAACACGATGTTGTTCCCTTCACGTACTGCGATCGGGGATTTGTGCAGGGTGTATGTCTGCCCGTCAGTGTGTGCGTTATGGCAGCGGCCATGCTGCCCAGCGACGAAGGCTTGAGCCAGTTGTGTCTTGTTCATACCATCTCCTTGTATTGACGATAAAGTTCCTGCTCTTGTGGGCAGGGGGTGTGTCCGTTGGTCTGCATATGGTTCTTCAGCATGCCTTCGCTGAGCCATTGCAAGCGGTGCTTGAACTCGATGATGGGGCCGCACTTCATCAGCGGCTCAGCCTGCTCCAGCCACTTACGGGCTTTGTTCACGCTTCTCTCCTTTACGTTTAGGGATTACTTATCACGCGTTGGGGTTCATTGGTATCCAACAACTTCGCCATCAGCCAGCACGGGCTCGATGACCTGGAAGACATACTCACTGCGATCGCAGCCCAGCGTGCTGTCGTCGCCACGCCACAGGAAACCCATGTCCGAGCAGTCGATGCACGGGCCCGGGGCAGTGGTCGTGACCCACCGCTCGATCTCTTCGAACTCGTGGTCCTCATACCCGGTAGCGTCGCCGTTGATGAGGTAGCAGGCCCAGTGCGTGGGCAGCAGGAATGTTTCGGTTTTCATAGCACCTCCAATTAAACACGTTTAACAGTAGAACCGACCGACGATCACGTCGTAATCGTTGGCCCACTTGAACAGCACACCGCTGAAGAACGAGTCCGACTGGACACCGTTCCAACTCGCCAACGGCGAGTCCTTCTCAACGACCATAGCCCAGCCCATCGGGGCACCGGACGCAGTGCGGATAGCCTGCGTGTCGTACACGTCGTACCACACACCCTTGTACTGGACGAAGCGGGGCTCGTACCCCTCTTCCCACTTCACATAATCAAAGTCATCCTGCACCTTGGCAGGCAGGTCCGCAGCGCACACCATCGGGCGTGGGCGGTTGTTCGTGATGATCTGCATATCTTCCTCTTCGGGGTTTGTCGCAGCACCGCTGGCCGACGGCCAGCACGCACATGCTGCTTGATGCACTCGTTGCCCGTCCAGTACCCGGACGCAAAGCGCGAAGCGCATCAAGCAGGGGGCGAGTGTTTTCCACCCCTCTGCGCCAGCCAGTTGACACCCTGGCTGTTCGGTGTTTGTTTTTTGCACAAGGTCTTTCCCCTGTGGCCTACGCACCGAGCGGTCTCTTACCGCCGATACGTCGAGGGAGTGAACTTCGCCCCATTTGGTCTGCCGCTGGCAGTGGTGTCGAGCTAGATCACTATCAATGTCAGGCAGGTATGCGATCCTGCCGAACGCCGGTCCACAGCAGGACGTGAGTCCTGCCGACACCGATGCTGAATTTTGAAAGAGCAAGCTAACAGCACGCTGCTAACCTGGCATTAAACGCGTTTAATTCGTTTAACCCGTCGATTGCTTTATCAACCGAACAGCCTCTATTGTAGAGTAATGTGTCCTTTATGTCAAGTATTTAATCCTCTTCACTGTCCTCCCAATCGTCAACTAGTTTCTGTAGTTGAGTCTTCTTTACCGCTTCTTCGACAGCTTCAGCGATCTGTTTGTTCGGCACAGGTGGATGCTTGGCAGTCCATTCTTTGAACCGCTCAGCCATAGCAGGGCGGCTCTTCAGCAGAACAGGCAGGGCACTTACTGTCATGCCCTCGACCATCTTCCGCGCCAGCATGCTCATCACCATCACGTTCTCCGACGTGAAGGCAGTCTGAGTGTTGCGCCTTCCGATGCGGGGTGCGTAGTACGAAGCAAACTCGTCCCAGGCTAGGTCAACGCCCAGAACGGGACAGCGGGTAATGAACCCGCCCGGTTCGCCCACGGCGTACAGGTCCTGCAAAACAAACGACGTGCCCCCTCTGTTGGTCATGTTCGTCCTGCACTGCTGCACGGCAGCCTTCAGTGCCTTGAGCTTGTACGCGTGCTCTGAAGAGATCGACTTGGGGAAGCTGTGCTGTCTGCCCGTGATGCGTAGGTTAGGTGCACCATCAGCCTTCGGCGGGACCGGCAGCTTCAGGGCCTTGTTCACTACGGCGTTGGATACGCACATCAACTTAGCCACAACTGAGACAACTTCAAACCGCTCTAGTGTGTCCAGTGCAATCTCCTCCTTTCCGATGCGCTTGAGGGCTTTCTTGAATAGCTTGTCGATGGAATGGTTACGCATCTGCACCATTGACTCGTGATACAAGGCTTTGTTCTGCACAACTGAACCGTAGTCCCGCAGGGTGTGCACCTTGGCGTCTGTGGCAGGGGTGAACTTGATCTCCATCGATGGGGCGTCGATGGGTATGTCACTGGTGAGTTGCAGGCAGGGGGAGTAGATGCTGAAGGGGGCGATGAAGTCTTCGAACGTGAGGATCACGTCCTCGGGGATGCCGAAGATGATGCCTGCTGTATAAGGTACAGGTTTGCCCCAGATCTCTATTGGATTGAGTCCGTTGCTGCGGTAGGCAATGTAGGGTTCGCCACGCTTGTTGGTGAGGATGATGCAGCGGCGGGCAAGCAGTTCGGGGTCGGGGTAGCGCATGGTGCGGGGCTCCAGAGGGTTAGGAGTTGTCATAGTAGCACAACTGGAGGGGGAGGTGTGCAAGGGCTAGTTCTACTTGTGATATATCGCTTCTCTACTGTTAATAAGACTGGGAAGGGGGGTGCTTGCGGAGTTAGTGTGCGGGAATAGGGGGTGGAATTATGGACACAAAGTTAGGATAACGGCTAAGTTGTTGATTTGATTGGATTGTTCCGCGTGTTCCTGAAGTTCCCGCCAAAGAGTAGGAAGACTGTCCAGACCCCCCCTTCGTCATCTAAAAAAAAATAAGTAAGTAGGGTAAATACTAAGCTAAGAAACTTTCTTAAAAAAGAGAGAGACACAGGAACACGAGGAACGAAGTTTGGCGGCCCGCCCCCTGCCCGCCCCGGACCGGGTGTCGCCCCTGGGCCTAATTAAACGCGTTTAATTCATCGCCTATCATGTACACGTAATTATGTCAAGCCTTCTCAAAGCAATTAAACGCGTTTAATTCGCCGCTTCTTCGTCGCGCTTCGTGTACGCATAATGCGTGGACTCGCGTACAGGCGCGGGCTGTCGTCGTGACGTTGGGACTCGCGTGCTGGCGTACCGCTCGCGTACTCTTGACATCCGGTCCCTACGCAGGGACAAAAAAATGCCCCGCAGGGCGTGTACCCTGCGGGGCTGAGATCACTTAGCGTTGCGATTGATCAGGGCAATCATCTTGCCAATGCAGTCCTGAAAGGCAACGATGTCTTGCGACTCCCAATCCTTACGCTGGGGCACTTGGTGGCGCAGACCTTCAAGAAAGAGCTTCCAGGCCTTGTCCTCGTTCGGTACGCTGGGTGCCTCGGCTTGCGCAGCATCCTCAGCGGGCTTCGCTGCCGTGGTCTTCCCTGCCCCCTGCCCTGCCTTGCGCCCCGCCTTAGCCTTGACGTGGCCATCGGGCTTGCCCTTGACCACCTGCGAGATATTACGGGGTGTTTGCCCCGATCGTGCCCAAGCCAGCAGGTTGGACGCATACACTGCGCAGGTGCCTTTACCCCAGCGATCGGCTGCAACGAGTGCGGCAATCAGATCTTGATTGGCAGGATAAACACCGGACGCATGCCATTGCAGCATATCTGCTGTCATAGCATCAAACGACATCGCAGCGTCGTGGGATTGAACAAAGGCCAGAGTGATATTAGAAAGATCGAACATAGCATCCTCTTACGGGTTGAATCGACACGGGATTGTGCCGATGAATGAACTATATACCATCCACCTTATCTGTCAAATTAAACGGGTATAATCGGCGACCCACCCACACCGGACCCCCCTTGTATGCGTTGGGACTCCGCCGCCGCGCTTCGCGCTGTGTTTCACACAAACTCTTACCGCTATAAGGCGTAACAGCGGGAATACAGTACGTCATAACAACGACTAAAGATTACGATAAACAGGGCAGTAATAAAAAACAATTCCCCGCCAGCGGACCCCCACCCCTGCCAATATAGAAACACCCCCCGGGTAGGATTCCTACCTCCCCTTGCAGGCGTAGATTTTTTGCATTACATTCGGCGCACCGAAGATCTGCTTCGTGCTGCCATGATTGAATGCCCTGCTGACGAGTACGTCCCGCTGCCGACGAAGTCTGGCTCCCAGTCTGCCAAGCTCTGCTACGCAGAAATCAAAGCCAAGGCACGTGCCGCTGTGAACGCAGCCAACCTGCTGGACATCGTGGGATACAAAGACGAACCCGAGGACATGGAGTTCGTCCAAGCCATCACGCACAACGCATTGCGTCGAACGGCCCAAGGCAAGGAAGTGCCCTCCGAAGAGGTCAACGCAGCCATCAGCACCCCTGCCAGTGCACTGTTCGTGGAAAGAATCCTGACTGCCTACGACATGGAGGTGGTGAAGGATGCCAAGCGCCTGCGACACTTCGTCACGAACAAGCTCATCGTAGAGACCGAAAACGTCGATGCACGCATCCGCATGCGTGCCCTTGAACTGCTTGGCAAGGTCAGCGACGTGGGGCTGTTCACTGAGCGCACCGAGATCACCGTCAACAACCGCAGCACCGTGGAGCTAGAGACCTCCCTGCGAGACAAGCTGCGCAAGCTGATGGACGTGTCAGGTGCCGAGGATGCCAAGATCATCGCTCCGCCAATCAAGCTCGACGCACCCATCAGTGCCAAAGCCATGCTGGCTGGCTCCTGACTGTGCAGCTTCTCACCGAAACTGAGATCGAGGCCCTGGCTGCCAACATCAGCCAGTTCAGCCCTGAAGAGCAGAGCCAGATCGCGGTCATCATTGATGAGCTTGAGCGCAGGAGGCAGGCCAAACTCTGCCAAGACAACCTGCTGGAGTTCTGCAAGCACATGGACTCGACCTACGTCGTAGCTCCTCACCACAAAAAGCTGGCTGAACTGCTGACTCAAATCGCTTTCGGACACAAAGACCGCATCGCGGTGTCAATCCCACCCCGGCATGGCAAGTCACACCTCGTCAGTACCCTATTTCCTGCATGGTTTTTGGGTAAATTCCCTGGCAAAAAAGTGCTGATGGTCTCCCACACAGGTGATTTGGCCGTCGATTTTGGTCGAAAAGTGCGAAATATCATCGCAGACCCCCGGTACACATCAATTTTTCCCGGAATCACCCTAGCTGCTGACTCAAAAAGCGCTGGCAGATGGTCTACGAACCACGGAGGGGAGTATTTCGCTACTGGTGTAGGTGCTGCACTGGCTGGACGAGGTGCTGACCTGCTATTGGTGGACGATCCGCACTCAGAACAGGATCTTTTGGCGGGTAATTTCGAGGAACTGGAGAAAACTTACCAGTGGTTTGCCTTCGGTGCACGTACACGTCTGATGTCAGGCGGTCGGATTGCAGTAATTCACACTCGATGGCACCAAGATGATCTGATTGGGCACCTGATAAAGGACGGAACCAACAACCCCAAGGCAGACCAGTACGAAGTGTTCGAATTTCCTGCCATCATGACGGTGAAAAAGCCTACCGATGATGGTGAAGAGGTCGTTGAGAAAGCACTCTGGCCTGAGAAATTTGACCTAGAAGCACTTGAGCGTACCAAAGCATCGATGCCTGCGTTCCAGTGGAACGCGCAGTACATGCAGAACCCCACCGGGGAGCAGGGTGCGATCATCCAGCGCGATTGGTGGCAGCCGTGGAAGAAGGACGACCCGCCATCCTGCGAATACATCATCATGGCGCTGGACGCAGCGGCGGAAAAGAACAACCGCTCTGACTTCACAGCCCTGCTGACCTTCGGTGTGTTCAGTGACGACAACCTGACAGACGGTGCGTCACACATCATCTTGCTGAACGCGATCAACGTGCGGGTGGAGTTCCCTGAGTTAAAAGATCTTGCGGTTCGGGAGTGGAAGGACTGGGACCCCGATGCGTTCATCGTGGAAAAGAAGTCCAGCGGCACGCCACTGTTTCAGGAGCTTCGGCGCATGGGCATCCCCGTGCAGGAGTTCACGCCGCACCGGGGCACCGGGGACAAGGTTGCACGTCTGAACGCCGTGTCTGACATCCTGCGCTCAGGGATGGTCTGGTATCCTGAAGGACGCCGTTGGGCCGAGGAAGTGATCGAGCAATCCGTTGCGTTCCCCTACGGGTCGCATGACGATATGGTGGACTGCCTGAGTATGGTGCTGGCGAGATACCGTCAGGGTGGGTTCATCAGACTGCCAACGGACTATCGGGACCCTGAATACTCCAACCGCTCACGTAGAGCGGCGTATTACTGAAAGAAAACATCATGGCAACGAATATTGACCAAGCCCTCATGCCGCTTGACCCCGCGATGATGGGTGACGAGCCTGCCATCGAGATTGAGATCGAGAACCCTGACGCCGTCAGCATTGGTATAGATGGTGTTGAGATCGAACTCATGCCCGAGGCAGAAACCGCCGAAGATTTCGGTGCCAATCTTGCCGAGTTCATGGACGACGGCGACCTGCAGTCGCTGGCCTCAGAGATCATTGCCTTGGTGGATGCGGACATCAACAGCCGCAAGGACTGGGCAGAAGCCTACGTCAAGGGCTTGGAAGTCCTGGGGATGAAGTACGAAGAGCGCACCGAGCCGTGGAACGGCTCATGTGGCGTGTACAGCCCCCTGCTGACTGAAGCAGCCGTCAGGTTCCAGTCAGAACTCATCACCGAGACGTTCCCTGCACAGGGTCCGGTCAAGACCAAGATCATCGGTGCCATCGACCGCATGAAGGAGGAATCCGCAGAACGTGTCCGTGAGGACATGAACAACTGGCTGACCGAGGAGATGGTGGAGTACCGCCCGGAGCATGAGCGGCTGCTGTTCAACCTGGGCTTGGCTGGTTCGGGGTTCAAGAAGATCTACGCTGATCCCAACCTTGAGCGACCTGCTGCACCGTTCATCCCAGCAGAGGACATGATCATCCCCTACGGGGCCAGCAACATCTACAACGCAGAGCGTGTGACACACGTCATGCGCAAGACCGAGAACGAGGTCAGGAAACTGCAGGTTGCAGGGTTCTACCGTGATGTTGAGCTTGGTGAACCTACACGCTTCTTCACCGACGTTGAGAAGAAAAAGGCCGAAGAACAAGGGTATACGCTGACTGATGACGACCGTTATCAGTTCCTTGAGGTGCACGTAGACTGGGATCTTGTAGGTTACGAAGATCCTGACGGTATTGCCCGTCCGTATGTGATCACGGTGGAGCGCGGTACAGCCAACGTCATGGCGATCCGCCGTAACTGGAACGAAGACGACGAGAAGAAACGCAAGCGCCAACACTTCTCACAATACACGTACATCCCTGGTTTTGGTCCCTACGGTATCGGTCTGATCAGTCTGGTCGGCGGTTACGCACGTGCGGGTACGAGCATCATTCGTCAGTTGGTGGATGCGGGCACGCTGAGCAACCTGCCCGGTGGTCTGAAGAGTCGTGGCCTGCGGATCAAGGGTGATGACACCCCCATCGCCCCGGGTGAGTTCCGTGACGTGGACATCCCGTCAGGAACGGTGCGTGACAACATCATGCCGCTGCCGTACAAGGAGCCCAGCCAAGTGCTTGCGGCTCTGCTGGAGCGCATCACGGAGGAAGGCCGACGCCTTGCAGCCATCGCGGACTTGAAGGTCAGCGACATGAGCGCACAGGCCCCGGTAGGCACCACGCTGGCGATCCTTGAGCGTCAACTCAAGACGATGGGGGCGGTGCAGGCGCGGGTGCACGACAGCCTGAAGATGGAGTTCAAGCTGCTCAAGGCAGTGATTCGGGACTTCACGCCGTCTGACTACGCCTACACGCCCGAGGGTGGGAACCGCAGAGCCAAGCAGTCGGACTACGATCAGGTGGAGATCATCCCGGTCAGCGATCCCAACGCTGCCACGATGGCGCAGCGGATCATGCAGTACCAAGCTGCACTCCAACTCGCACAAGGCGCTCCACAGATCTACGATCTGCCTCAGTTGCACCGGCAGATGCTGGAGGTGCTGGGCATCAAGAACGCCGAGCGGTTGGTTGCTATCCCTGAGGATCAGAAGCCCCAGGACCCCGTGACGGAGAACATGAACGTGCTGCGGGGCAAGCCCATCAAGGCGTTTGCGTACCAAGACCACGAAGCCCACATGGCAACGCATCAGGCGTTCATGCAGGACCCGAAGGTGATGTCCACGCTGGGTCAGAACCCGATGGCGCAGCAGATGATGGCCGCACTCATGGCGCACATCGCAGAGCATGCTGCGTTCGCATACCGGGCACAGGTCGAGATGGCCTTGGGTGTGCCGCTGCCCACCCTGGACGAAGAAGCCAACGCGCCCATCGCGCCTGAGGACGAGAAGGCCCTGGCTCCGCTGATCGCCGCCGCTGCACAGCGCACGATGGTCCAGAACCAAGCGATGGCCGCACAGATGCAGGCACAGCAGCAGGCAATGGACCCGGCACTGCAGATGCAGCAGGCAGAGCTTCAGTTGAAGCAAGCCGAGATGCAGCGCAAAGCACAGAACGACCAGATGGACTTCCAAATCGCGCAGCAAAAGCTGCAGCTTGAGGCGCAACGTCTGCAGCTTGAGGCCCAGAAAAGCCAGGGCGAAGACCCTCGGCTGAAGGCCATGAGGGCGCAGCAGGAGTTGCAGCAGAAGGAGCAGATGCACCAGCAGAAGATGCGCCAGCAGATTCAGTCTGATGCGTTGAAAACCAGACAACAGGCTATGCGGGCCGCGCAATCTCGTCCGCAATCTAAGGAGTAACACATGGCTACCACTGCGTTTGACGTGGTTGTTAAGGAAATTGAGGAGCGCCGTGAGTCCATCGCACAGGCGCTTATCTCAGGCTCAGCTAAAGACTACGCTGAGTACAAGTTCATGACGGGTGAAATCCAGGGTCTTTCACGCGCTCATGCTTTCATAACCGACCTTGTGCGAAAGATGGAAAACGACGATGAGTGAACTACTCCTGAGTGACGGTGCAAGCACCACGGTATTGCCCGAAACCGACGCAGAAAAGGCCCGTCAGGTGCCTGATCCTGTGACGTATCACCTGCTCTGTGCGCTGCCCAAAGCAGAAGAAGAGTACGAGAGCGGGCTGGTCAAAGCGGGCCAAACCATGCACTTTGAAGAGTTGATGAGCCCAGTGCTGTGGGTGATGAAGATGGGTCCAGATTGCTACAAAGATCCGCTGCGCTTTCCCAGTGGGCCTTCGTGCAAGGTGGGTGACTTCGTTCTTGTTCGACCAAATACGGGCACGCGCCTGAAGATTCACGGGCAAGAATTCCGCATCATCAACGACGATAGTGTTGAGGCGGTTGTGCAAGACCCTCGTGGCATCCAGAAGGGCGGACGATGAAGCCCGACGAAAACGAGTTTTTGGGTGTAACGGACGACTTCTTTTGGTACGAACTGACCGAGATGGCGAAGCAGTTGCACGCCCTCGCGGAACGCTTCCAGAACATGGAGCGCGTACTCAAAGCACGTTCTTACGAACAAAGCACCTACGTTCAGTTTCTGCAGCGCCAAGTGCAAGAACTGAAGGCACTCAAGGAGTAACACATGTCAGAGTTCAAATTTCCCGACGAAATTGCAGCGGAAAAGCCCGCAGAAGAGAAGCTGGAGATTGAAATCGAGGGAGAACCCGAGATTGAGGTCGTTGACGATACCCCCCCGGAAGACCGCAACCGAGCCCCGATGAAGGAAGCGCCTGCGGAGGTTACTGACGATGAACTCGCGCAGTATTCCGAAGGAGTTAAAAAGCGCATCCAGCACTTTTCCAAGGGGTACCACGAAGAGCGCCGAGCCAAAGAAGCGGCTTTGCGTGAACGTGAAGAGGCTTTGAAGCTGGCCCAGAACCTTGTCGAGGAGAACAAACGCCTCCAAGGCAGTTTGGGCCAAGGCCAACAGGCACTGCTTGAGCAAGCCAAAAAGGTGGTTGCCAACGAGGTTGAGCAGGCCAAGCAGAAGTTGAAAGCCGCACACGAAGCTGGTGATACTGAAGCGTTCATCGCTGCGCAAGAAGAACTCACCACCGCCAAGATCAAGGCGGAGCGGGTAAATAATTTCAAGCCTCCGGCTACTGCGGCAGTTGCAAAGCCTGAAGAATCTGTGGTACAACCCGCTCCAAGCCCTGTTGCGCCTCAGGTTGACCCGAAAGCCCGTGCGTGGCAAGACGCCAATCCGTGGTTTATGACCAATCGCAGGATGACAGCAGTGGCGATGGAAATTCACAACGAACTTGTGGAGAGCGGTGTAGACCCAACGAGCGACGAGTATTACCAGCGCATCAATCAAGAGGTGCGTCAGACTTTTCCAGATGCGTTCTCCTCGGAAAAGCCGGTGAAAAAAGCGCCAGTTGTAGCTCCTGCCACGCGTAGCACAGCGCCCAAAAAGATCGTGTTGACGCAATCACAAGTTCAAATCGCCAAGCGGCTCGGACTGACTAATGAGCAGTACGCCCGTGCGGTTGCGGAAGAAATGAGGAAACAAAATGGCTGAACGTATCCCCCGTGAGTTTGACACCCGCGCAAAGGCTGAACGGCCCAAGCAATGGATGCCTCCTCAACTCCTGCCCGATCCGAACCCGGAAGAAGGGTATGCTTTTCGTTGGATTCGCGTCAGCACTCTCGGGACCAACGACCCGATGAATGTGTCCTCAAAGCTCCGCGAAGGCTGGGAGCCTGTGAAGGCCAGCGAACATCCCGAGATTCAACTGGGAGGAGGTGGCTCAGGTCGCTTCCCAGACAGTATTGAAGTCGGTGGTCTGCTGCTTTGCAAAACCCCACAGGAGTTCACTGAACAGCGAAATGCCTTCTACCAGCGTCAAGCTGACGGGCAAATGGCCTCAGTGGACAACAACTTCATGCGCGATAACGATCCCCGGATGCCTCTGTTCAAAGAGCGCCGCTCTGAGGTGTCGTTTGGACGCGGTTCTTAATCCAAGGAGTTTCAGATGGGATACCCCACGATTGACGCCCCTTACGGGTTCAAGCCCGTAAACCTCATCGGTGGTCAGGTATTCTCAGGTTCTACCCGAGAGTATCCGATTGCCTACAACTACGGCGTTTCCATTTTCTACGGTGACTTTGTCCAGCTTTCGAGCGGGTTTGTCACGATCCTCGCCAACACCATTGCAGGTAACGCTGCGGTTGGTGTGTTCCTGGGCTGCTCGTACACCGATCCGGTGACCAAGCAGACTCGTTACTCGCAGTACTACCCCGCCAACACCCTGGCTGGTGACATTCAGGCCATCATCTGTGATGACCCGGATACGGTCTTCAAGGCCGCTGTGGTGACTGCTGCTGGCAATACCACCATCGCTTCGGCAACGCAGCTTCTGGTCGGTCAGAACATGGCGGGTAACACCACCACGGGCTCTGCTGCGACTGGCAACTCTGCTGGCGGTGTGGTTGCGGCTTCGACCTCGGCTGGTAACTTCCGCGTTCTGGGTCTTGTGCCTGATACGCAAGTCTCTACGGGTTGCACCTACGTCAGCGGCACTGGCTCAACGTCCATCGTTGTGTCTGGTCTGTCGATTGGTCAAGTGATCCCGGTGGGTACGGATATGTACCAGTTGGTGGCGGCTACGGGCCAGTTGCAGTGGGTTGGCGTTGTCAGCACCGCTGCTACGGTTTCGTCCACTACCGCGCAAACCCTGGTGATGGCGGCAAACACCACCGTCTCCGGTTCTGTGGCCCTGGTGCAAAGCCCTGAAGTGCTCGTCAAGATCACCTTCGGCGCTCATCGCTACTACGTTGCTTAAGGAGTAACTTAACATGGCAATTTCACGTGCCCAACTACTGAAGGAACTCCTGCCCGGCCTGAACGCCCTGTTCGGCATGGAGTACAAGCGCTACGGCGAAGAGCACAAGGAGATCTACGAGACGGAGACCTCCGAGCGTTCGTTCGAAGAGGAAACCAAGCTCTCTGGTTTCTCCGCAGCCCCGGTGAAGAACGAAGGTGCAGCCATCGCGTATGACAATGCGCAGGAAGCCTGGACCGCTCGTTACAACCACGAGACCATCGCTATGGGCTTCTCCATCACCGAAGAGGCGATGGAAGACAACCTGTACGACAGCCTCTCTGCTCGGTACACCAAGGCCCTGGCTCGCGCTATGGCCTACACCAAGCAGGTCAAGGCTGCGGCGATCCTGAACAACGGCTTCTCCCCGTCTGTCGTTTACGGCGACGGCCAAGCCCTGTTCTCGACCGCGCACCCGCTGGTCTCCGGTGGCACCAACAGCAACCGTCCCGCGACGGCTGCAGACCTGAACGAAACGTCCCTCGAAGCGGCTGTGATCCAGATCGCTGGTTGGACGGACGAGCGTGGTCTGCTGATCGCTGCCAAGCCCCGCAAGCTGATCGTTCCTCCCAACCTCCAGTTCGTCGCAACCCGACTGCTGGAAACGTCGCTGCGTGTCGGCACCACCGACAACGACATCAACGCGTTGAAGAACAACGGCAGCATTCCCGAAGGCTACACCGTGAACCATTTCTTGACCGACACCAACGCATGGTTCCTCAAGACGGACGTTCCAAACGGTCTGAAGCACTTTGTGCGTGTGCCTCTTGGTACTTCAATGGACCAAGATTTTGATACCGGGAACAACCGGTACAAGGCTAGGGAACGTTACAGCTTTGGTGTGTCGGACAGCCTCGGCATGTTCGGCTCGCCGGGCGCATAACCCAATAAAATCAAGCACTTACGTTTGATTGAGGGCCCTTCGGGGCCCTTTTCTTTTGCCTGTTGACACACGGCGTGTGGGTGGCTTATCATTGTGGCTCAGACGTTTTGTAACGGAGAGTCCATGAAAGAGCCCGTCATCTACAAGATTCGCAATGTCGTAAACGGCAAGTTTTACGTCGGAAGCACTACTAACACACGTGAGCGTTTTCGCAACCACCGCAAAATGTTGCGTGGCAACAGGCACCACTGCCGCCACCTCCAGGCCTCTTGGAACAAGTACGGAGAAGACTGCTTTAAGTTTGATGTTCAAGAAGTGGTTGAGGATGCCACCAGACTTTGGGAGGCCGAAGAGCGCTGGCTTGCTGAGCATTTTGGTAAAGACTATTGCTACAACTCAGGCCGAGCGCCAGAAGCGCCCATGCGCGGACGATTCGGCCCCTTACATCCAAGTTACGGAAAGCCGGTGCCACAGGAGCAAAAAGACGCAATCTCCGCTACGCTTAAAGCGTTCTATGCGGAAGACCCCAACAACCACCCTCGTTTAGGCAAAGCGCACACAGAAGAAGCTAAGGCCAAGATCAGCGCCAAAGTCAATCAAGCCGTAGCCGAAGGCCGGGGCGGTGCGTTTATCCCCTCAGATGAAACACGGCAGAAAATGTCGGAAGCGCTGAAGGGAAATCAGAATGCTCTTGGCTATAAACGCACTGATGCTGAGCGTGAGGCCATTCGCCAGCGCACGTTGGGCAACCAGAACTTTCTGGGCAAAAAGCACACCGAAGAAGCCAAGACAAAGCTGCGCCGCCCTATCTACGCCATCCTGCCAGACGGAACCCGCAGAGACTTTGCTGGCACTGCCTTGGCTGGTGAAGAGCTTGGTGTGGCTTACCCCATGCTGGTTCGGGCCATGAAGGCTCAGAAGCCAATTGCCAAGGGCAGACTGGCCGGATGGCTGTTCTGCTACGCAGACGCGCCCGTGCCTGCGCCGGTTGAGATCCCCGAAGAGTTCAAGCATCTGCCCCGTACCCGCCAGCAGGCAAAAGATGAAGGAGCCAAGCAGTATTTCACTGGCCTGCCCTGCACCCACGGGCACATCAGCCCGCGTTTGACGAAGGGATCGTGTGTTGCCTGCCGCAAAGCAGGGCTTGCGTAAACAAGGGCGCTGTGCTACCCTCTTACAAACCGAGCTTCACCACAGCCCGCCGACTGACTCGGCAGACTTCTCCTCAGAGACGACGGGCGCAGATTGAGGAAATATCATGGCTTTCTCCACCATGTCCGGTCCGGTCCGCATGGGCACCCAGCGTTACGGCGCTGGCACGAACACCGGCCTGCCGGTTCTGACGCAATCCACCAACGTGCCGTTTTCCGCGATGACCACATCGCCCACGGCGCAGAACCTGTTCACGCTGCCTGCTGGGTCCAAGATCCTGCGCTTCACGGTTGAGAAGACCACGGCCATCTCTGGTGGCGGTGTGACGGCGGTGAACACCACGTTCGGTCGCCCTGGTACGGCTAACGCCTTCCAGACCACGATTGACATCGGTCTGACTGCTGCTCAAACCGCTCGGGCTACGCTGGACGCTGCTCTGGTGTCTTCGGCTACCAACAACATTGGCACGGCTGATGTGGTTGTGACGGGCACGTTCACTGCTGCGGGCGGCAACCCCACGGCTGGTGCTGCGGTTGTGACCATTGAGTACATCCAACGCGCTGACGATGGCGCTCAGGCTCCGACCACGTTCCAGAACTGATGACGGGGGGGGCTTCGGCCCCCTTCTTGTAGGAGTGCTGAATGGCTAAGACCAATTACAGCCCCCACGCTTCGCGTGTCCTGAAGAGCGGAGATCTACATGGCTAAGACCAATTACAGCCCGACGTTCCCTATGTATCCGGGGGATGCGGCTGCTGTCACGCCCAGTGACACTGTAAACCTGCGCGAACCAAGCGTCATTTTTGTGGGCACGGCAGGCAACGTGAAAGTAACCACTGCACAGGGATCTGATGTGGTGTTTACATCTGTGCCTGGGGGTTCGGTGTTGCCTGTGCAGGTAATCCGTGTTTGGGCAACGGGCACGGCTGCTACCAACATTGTCAGGATCTTCTGATGTCGGTGAACTTCGGGTTTTCTCTCCCTGCGCTTAGGCAATACGGTGCGGCGGGGAGTAACCCGTTTGGGCAACTAGGCCCGACGTTGGATTTGTCGTTTGTGGATGGTGCGACGGGGGTAACGGACCTGTCCAACCCCACGGGCTACACGCTGAACACCAACTTCATCACCCCGGAGTATCAGGTAGCAGCGCAGTACGCCGTGTGGGGTGCTAACGGCCTGACCCAGCAGAACTTCGCCGACATCGTGACGTTTACGCGGGTCAGTAATGCCACGCAGTTTGATTCCACTGGGTCGCTGGTGTATGCGCCAGCTAATTTGTTGACGTACAGCGAAGACTTCGGAAACGCTGCTTGGACTAAAGGTGGCGCAACTGTTTCAACAAACACGACCACAGCGCCCACAGGCACGTCAATTGCGGACAGCCTGATTGAAGATTCAAGCACAGGCCAACACCGTGTTTATCGGTCTGTGTCTGGAACTACAAACACAAATCCTTATACGGTTTCGTTTTTTGCAAAAGCAAATACTAGAACGCGAGTTTATGTTGGCATGGCAGAGGGCACTACGTTTGTTCGCCAAGGAAATGCCGTTTTTGATTTGTCAGCAGGCACTGTTGTTTCTGCGGGTGGCGGTTCCGGTGGCGCGACTGGAGGCTCAGCAACAATTACTGCGGTGGGTAACGGCTGGTATCGTTGCACTTATACGCTGACGCTTGGTGGAACCGACACGACAATTTTTTCAGACATCAATCTGGTCAGCACAGGCACGACGATAAACTACACCGGAGACGGCACCTCGGGCCTGTTCCTGTTCGGCGCTCAACTTAATTTAAGCCCCATGTTTGGTGGCATCACAAGTTCACTGAGCACGTACTACCCGACAACCACCACAGCCTATTACGGCCCCCGCTTCGACTACAACCCTTCGACGCTTGCTGCACAGGGCTTGTTGATTGAGGAGTCCCGCACCAATTCCATTCGTAATAACACGATGCAGGGTGCGGTGGCTGGTACGCCGGGGACGTTGCCTACAAACGGGTGGGCCTATTTTGCAACTGCGGGGTTAACAACCAGCGTCATTGGCACAGGTACGCAAAACGGCATCAATTATATTGATCTAAGATTGAACGGGACAACGACGAGCACATTTATTGTTTTGGCATTTGATAGCGTTGCCGCCGCTGCATCGTCAGGGCAAGTATGGACGGAATCATTTTGGGTATCTTTGGTCGGTGGATCTACTGCAAACATAACTTCTGTAAATGTAAATTTACGACAGACTGGCGGAGCAACTCCGACATTTGACACTCCATTTACCCCAACTGCAACTTTTACTAGGGTTGCTGGGTCTGGCACATTGACAGCAGGTGCAACTGGGGCGCTTGCCGCCTTGGCAATATTTTGCAACAACGGTGTCGCCATCGACATCACCCTCCGCATCGGCCTACCCCAGCTAGAGCAAGGTGCCTTCGCAACGAGCGTGATCCCCACCACGACCACAGCCCTCACGCGTGCCGCTGATGTGGCGTCGGTGAATACGTTGAGCCCTTGGTATAACGCGACAGAGGGTACTTTGTTTGCAGATGTGGCGCTACTGTCGTCTTCGTACACATCGGGCTTGGTAGTTGATTTGGGTGCAGGCGGAGCTTTTGGAACTAATGAGTACATAAACTGGACTGGTTCTGTATGGGCGCTTAGTCCCAACATTGCGCCAATAAATGTTTCATCGTCTGTAACGACAACTTCTACGGCAAAAGTTGCAGCCGCAATCAAAGCAAATGACAGCGTAATTTCGGCAAACGGTTTGATCGGCGCTACAGATACCTCTTGCAGTATTGTGTCTGCGCCTACTACGCTTTCATTAGGTAAAGCTGGGTGGTCAGGAGGTGCAAACTATCTTAACGGCTACCTCCGTCGCATCACCTACTACCCTCGGAGACTCAGTAACGCTGAACTCCAAACGATCACTGCTTGACGGGGGAAGATCATGGCACTCGTCACTAAAAACTTCAGCGACATCATCACCTTCACCCGTGCCAGCACGGCCACGTTCTTCAACTCGGCTGGTGTGCTGACCAGCGCAGCCAACGACGCCCCACGCTTCGACTATGACCCGGTGACCTTGGCAGCAAGGGGACTGCTGATTGAGGAGAGTAGGACGAACAGCATCCGCAACAACACAATGGTAGGGGCGGTAGCGGGGACGCCGGGGACGCTGCCGACGAATTGGAACGTATCTAATCTTGGGACATTGACGCAGCAAGTAGTAGGAACCGGTACAAGCAACGGCATTACTTATATTGACTTGCGGTTTAGTGGGACGACTTCATCGACACAGTTGAGTATTAGGCCTGAACTCAGTGGAACTGGAGCTATTGTTGCTGCTAACGGACAGACTTGGGCTATGTCTTTGTGGTCGGCAATAGTTGCTGGCGGACTCACCAACATAACAGGTAGCGGCTATGGCACATTGGCATATGACGCAGCAGGAGCATTCATCGGTGCGCCTTTTAGTTCAGGTGTTGTAACTACCAGTTCAACACTGACAAGAACGCAGGTATCGGGAACAATTGCAATTGCCGGTACTGCGTTTATTCAGCCGCAGATTTATCTGTTTTTCAACTCCGGTGTCGCCATCGACATCACCCTCCGCATCGGCCTACCCCAACTAGAACTTGGCGCGTTTGCCACCTCCGTCATCCCCACCACCACCACCGCGCTGACCCGTGCAGCCGATGTGGCTTCAGTGAATACGCTGAGTCCTTGG